CCTCTTGTTTTACTTCTTCTTTTGTTTCTGACATAATAAAATAATATAAAATTAATAAAAATTGTTATGATAACTGAGGTATTTGCATACCTTCTCCACCTTCAAAATCTGTAGGAGGAAGATCATCTTGGCGCTGTTGAATCATTTTAGATTGCTGCGTTGCTTGTAATTGAGTTCTTTTGTCTTTTCTATTTTCAATTAAACTTTCTTTTTTACCCATAGCATCAACATCCATTTGTTTAAGCTTAATATTGTATTCAAATTCTTTAGCCATAATTTGTTGTTGTATTTGAAGATCTTGTTCCATTCTGTTTATTTCAAATTGTGATTTGGCTTGTTCTATTTGTATCTGTGTTTGAGCTAAAGCTTGTTGTTTTTCAACCTCTTGCATTGCAGCAGCTTCAGTAGCTTGTTGATTTGCTTGAGATTGCGATTGAATTGTTTGTTGTTGTTGAGCTTGTTCTTGTTGTTGTTTTTTAGTTCTTTTGTATTTTAATACTTGATTAGCTAATGTAAGATTTTTGATCTCTCTAATATCAATAGCATCTTCTAGATATATTTGTTGCTGCTGCAAAGCCATTTGTATGTTTTGCTCTAGCATTTGTTTTTCTTCTTCTTCAGGCTCTAGCTCTAAAAAAACTCCAAAATCATAAAGATGAAGATCTTGTATTTCACCTAATGTTGCTGTATTAAATTTACCTATGCTAGCTTTTAAAGCATTATTAGTTAATTCAAACTGAAGCATGTCCGCAACTCTTAGTGATATATTTTCACAAGTTCTTAATGTTAAGTATAAACTTGCGTTTAAAATGTGTTTAGTTGCTGTGTTAGAGGCATTAGCTGCTAGTTTTTGTAAACCAACTAAAGCATCTTTATCAGGCTTGCTACCATCTCTAGCTTCATTAAGACCAGTTACATCTCTTATCATTTGTAAATAATATTGATACGTACCTATAAGAGATTGTATTTTACTGTTTGCATTTGACGTTTGTAATTCTTGTATAGGTACTTTACCTCTGTTAGGATCACCATCTTGTGTTAAACTTCTACCAACTATCGAACCAGTTTGAAAATACATGTTCAATGCTTCTTGTGGATTATAGTTTGTTCCGTTACCTAAATCAACCTCGGCTAAACCATCAACATCTACAAACACACCATCTGGAACCATTCTTGCAATTACTTGTTGTAGCTTTAAAGATGTTAATTGAATCATATCAGCAAAACCTGTAATTCTGCTTACTAAAGAATCAATACGTCCTTGGTACATATGAGGAGCTACTATATTGTAATTCATATTAACCTTAGTTAAATCACTGTTTGGCCTAGTCATATTTTCAGCCATTTTCCAGTCTAACATTTGCTCAACACCTAAAACCTTACAACCTGTAAATAAGACTTCTATAGTTCTAGATACTCTATCAAAATTATCACTAGGTGGAGGATTAAAAAAATCTTCTTTTTCTAAAGTTTTTTCTAAACCTTGTTCAGTACGTTTAATCTTATATACTTGGTCTATATAAGTTTTGTATTCAAAGTATAAAACCTGAACCAGATCATTGTCTATATTAGGATTTCTTAAGTAACCTTCTCTACCTGGATACTTCTGTATTTTCAACATTTCTTCGTTACTTAAACTAGGAAATTGTTTTTTTAATTCAGGTAAACTTAATGATTTAATTTCACCTACATAATAAAGATCTTGAAAATTAGGATCATTTGTGTATGACCAAACTAAATTTGAAGGATTAACATATTCTATAGTTACTCCCTCAGATTTATTAAAGCTTGTTTTACAAGCTCCAATACCTACGATAACTATATCTTCATTAAGTCTTTTGTTTATTAAATCGTATTTATTAAAAGCTAATACATTATTAATAACTTCTTCTTCAGCAATTTCTACACTTTGTTTGTAGTTTAACTGCATGTGCACTTCAAGTTCTTCTTTTGATTGAGGTAAATTTTCTGGATCAGCCGTACTATAAACACTAACACCTAAGTTTTGTTGTATATTGTCTAGTAAAGGTTTTGACAACATATCCCTTAATATTGTAGAAGCGTATGTAGTTCTTTGTTTTAAAGAATAAGGATCTTGAGCATAAGCTTTTATATCGTAATTTTTAGAACTAATACCATTAACAACTATATCTACAAATTTAGGTATAATAGGCACTGGCTTCCAATCTAAATTTAAATAAGACAAATCACCATTAGTAGACAATTCATCTTTATATTTTTGAACAGGTTGTTCTGCTCTCGCATACAATCTTAATCTGTTAAAGTTTTGATAACCAGTATGCCATCTACTACTATTAACTCTTCCGCCTCTAAACCATTCATGCTCAATAGCTTGTGCTACTCGCAAGCCATATTCAAAACTAAGCTTTTCCGCAAGAGGTACAACCTGAGATGGGAAAGAACTATTAGTACTTGTGTTAATCATGTATTAATTATTTTTGATTCCAGACCTTTGTTGTTAAATTTTTTAAAACCTAAGTTTACTTTTTCTTTTACAACTTCGTTTACAGGTCTATATTTATTTTTATTGCATGCCATTATTGCTAAACCAGAACTGATCGAGGCATCATGCTTTGTTCTATCGTTTATGTTAAACGCAGCCCAATCTTCTAGTGTGCGTTGAAAATACATAGCTCCATATTGTTCGTTATTGTAACCTACAAAATCTTCAATATAAGATTCAATCGCTGCAGCGTGAGCTTGTTTAATATCTTCACTTGAATTAGGTATTCCACCTACTTCTTTTTCTGCAATAGATAATTTAAATAGAACTTTGTCAGGTCTATTCATAGAGTAATTTCTATAACCTCTTCTTTTTAAATAATATAATAATCTTGGTTTGTTGTTTTCTGCTAGTATTGGCATACCATAAAAATACAAAGCCATTAAAACATCTTCAAAAAATATTTCAGCAGTTGGTGGTCTAGATATATATTCTAAAAAGAATAAATTAGCTGGAGCATTGTCCATAGTAAATTTTGTTAAACCATGAAGTGATCCTTTAGAGCCTCTACCATCTACAGTCCCTGATATATCATAACTATCACAACCAAAAGCACCTATATGTTCATTAGCTGGATATTTCTTACCATTTTTTATTATATGTCTATTTTGTTGATTCACATCTGGAACCCAAGAAACAATAAATCTACCTTGTTTACTTGGAACAAATCTTACTCTTGTATCTTTAATCCCATCTTCCCATTGAAAATTACCCTGAGTAACAACGTTTGAATGCTTTAAATCTTCATTATAATCTATTTGTTCGTAAATTTTAGTTAAATTAAATAAAGAAGCTTTTGTTTCATCTCTAAACGCATGTTTTTCTGTACGTGGAAACTGTCTATATAATTCGTTAAGTCCATCAGGGTCTTCCTTAAGACCATCTACTTCATTCTCCCAGTGCTCAATGACACCGATTTCAATCTCTTGACCATCGACGCCTTTAGTTTTTGATTTTGGAGTGTCAAAGACAGGGTATCCATAAGTATCGATGTAACCTTCGTAGTTCCACTCCATAGGTATAAACAAAGAATATAATCCTGAGCGAGTCTGTCCATTGCGGTTTCTTTTACTGACATTTGAGTCATCGTATATTTTTTTGTAGTTTCTACCTCCTTTATCTAAAGCATTTGATGTTGATCCCATCATGCATTTTCCAATAATTCTAGAACCTAATCTTAATGTTGTTTTTGTAACTCGCCAGTTATTTAATATGTTTTCTGGTCTCTCCCATTTACCAGCTTCATCATGTACTAGTAATGCTAGTTTTTCACCATCATAACTGTTGTCACCAGTATTTTTCCAATCAATAGTTGTGTCTAACCCTACGATCTCTTCTATCTGAGCATTGCTGTCAAGTTTTTTTCTAGTAAATCTTGAAGCAGGAACTCTGTATGCAAGTTCTGTTTTTGGTCGATCCATACCATCTTGAATCGGTTTAAAGAAAAATGGGTAGTTAACTGAAATTGGTACAATTTTATCGGTAAACATTTTCTTTGCATCAGCTCCTGACTTTGATAAGACACCAAATCTAGCATCGCTTGATATTGTGGCCATGTTAACAGTTTCGCCTGATGCCATAAAAGAAAATCCTGAACGTCTGTTTTTAAGATAGCACATCCCATATGATCGTACGTCGGACTTACAAGCTTCCCAGAATATAAAGAATAATCTGTTTGCTTCCCTAAAATCTGCTTGCCCAACATCAATCTTTGACCATTGCAAATACATGTAGTGAGTACCAGTAATATAGGTAGGAACACCTTTGTTATAAAACCAAAAACCTTCATCTCTTCTTCTAAATTCTTCATCAATATAGTCGTGTAATTGTTCTTTAAATTTTAAAGGATAAGCTTTCCAATCAAATATTGTTTTAATATTTTTGAGTTCTTTCCTTGGTGTAAAAACTTCCCAGTATTGTTCTAAAACTTTTTTAGACCTTTTGTGCGGTTTGTCTTCTAGTGGTAAAGCAATTACAAGATTTTGTATTTCATAAATTTCACCGATCTGACCTGTTCTGCTTATAACTATTATGTCGTACTCTTTGTTATAACCATACTTCCATTTTCTAGACTTATTAAGTCTTTTAATGACATGTGATTTTATAGGAGTAATTATTTTATATAAAGTTTGCTGATACATTATTTAGATCTTCGTTCAGCAAAACCACTGAATGTGGTTTCTTTTTTATCTGTAATTTTATTATCTATTATATTGTTTTCTTCTTCAATACGATTAAGTATTTCAAAAGCATCAAATATAGCTAGTTTTTTGGTTGCTGCAGCATTTTTAAGTCTATCAGCACTTATATCATCGTCTGAATCTACAATAGCTTCTTTAGCAACTTTTATTAATTCTTCAACTGCTTTGTGCCCAGCGCGGATTATGCTCAACTTCGTTTCCTTGACGTTCATATTTAATTACAATATCATTAGATTTCATACAATAAAGACGTCTACCATCAACTATAAAGTCATATTCTCCGTATGGTGTATAACCTACAAGATCTCCCTCGTTGATTTCTAGGGCTTCTAATGCACTATTACCATATTTTAATACACCAATAAGGTTTTGTTCTAACCAGTTGTGTATGTCAACTTCATCTTTTATAGGTGAGACAAAACATCTATCTCCAAAAGCTTTCCACTTATCTTTTCTTTTATATAAATATACCTGATCTAGTTGAACAAAATATAAATTATTTTTAAAATAAGCTTTGCTATTTTTTTCATTTCCTCTTACGTCATAAAATCTTCTAAACACATTATGATGAATCATTATTAAATCACCAACTTTTATAGAAGTTTTAAAAACCTTAGGTATTTCAATAACTTTAGCTATATTATTAACTGATTTAAAGCTTTCAGCTTTAGTGTTAATTATAAGGCTTTTGTCACCTACTTTTATTTCATTAGAATATCGTTGGCCTACGGGCTCAACAATAAAATCAAATAAACTTTTCACTTATATTCTAAATCATACTCAACGGATATAGCCATGTTAGAATTAAACTTCTTCCACGGCAATACCTCGTCTTGTTTTTTGATAAAGATGTTATAAGAACTATCTTGAGTATCAGAAAGTATATGTGATATAGTATGACCACCGTATACTAACTGCCCTATCGAGTAGTGCATAGCATCAGTTTTGTAGTCAGAACCAATACTTATCTTTCTAATAATTGAAGACATTATTTCTTATCTTCTTCTTTTTGAATAGGTTCGAATGTTCCATCTTCCAAGTTAATGTTAATGGATCCATATTCTTTTTCTAGTTCTTTTTTGAAGTCTTCAGTCTTTTTGTTTTCTTCACCGAACTTACCTAATATTGCGGATTTTTGGGCTTCTAAGAAACCAACTTCATTTAAGAGTTTGTTTAACTCTTTTTGAAAGCCTTGAATCTTTTCTAGTTGGTCTTTGGTAATCATTTGTTTTGCATCGCTCATTGTAATAAAATTTAATTGTTGGTTATAGATTTGAACTTTTCAACTCCTCGTGAGCCGAAATAAGCTACGTAAACAGTAATCAATAATGATTTTAAAAGGTCTATCCATCCGCTGTTTATACCGAATGCAATATCAAACCCATCTAATAGAATAAAAATAACAACAGATACTGTTAAAAATATCAGAGTCATTGGTCTAGTGTTTTTACTTAACCAAGAATCTGATTTCATATCGCTTGACCAGCGTTTTGATACCTCTTGTAATTCTATCATGTCTTGCTCTAATAATGCTAAAGCAGTTTCTTTGTCTTGTGGTGCTAGGTCTGGATCTTTATGTATTAAGTTTTTTACCATGCCTAGTGCACCTTGGTCAGGCAATATATTAGTAATCACATCTATAATACCTGATTTACCTAGTAAAAACTTACCGACTTTTGTGTCTTTAAACTTTTTTTTAGGTTTAGACATTATTTTTTTGGTTTAACTTTTTTGTAAGCTTCGGCTTCCCATGGTAGACTTTTAGCGCCTTCTATCATTTTAGCTCTTGACCATTTCTTACCTTTCCAAAATACATTGTCATCATCATAATCTAAATCACCTCTCTTCATCTGGTCTAAATGAACAGACTCATGTTCTATGACACTTTCAGCTTCTTCAGGATCTAAATCTTTATTAATTAATATAGTACCATTTTTATTAGCCTTACCCATTATACCTTCTTCCAAGTTGGCATTGTATATAGGAGTGTTATCACAATTATAAGGTGGATTATTAAGTTTAAAAGCCATTTTATTTTTCTACTAAATCGTAAAGTGCTTTTATTTTTTCTTTTCTAGTTAAAGGTTTTTTAATTTTAACCTCTTCTTTTTTATCTTTTTTACCCATGATATTTAATTTTTATTAGGAAACATTTTGTTTAACATGTTTTTACGTTGTTCACAGCCACAGGGTATATTTAAACCCTGTGAAACTGCGTCAACAACTTTTTTAATCCCTGTTACTTTAGTAAACGATTCTATTCTGTCTCCTAAACCTTTTGGGTTCATAATATTAAGCTATAACTATATTTGTAAATGACATTTGTAAATTATTGTCATCTAAAGGTAAAGATACTCTTGCTTTTACACCTCCTGGATTTGCAGTAATAGCATAGTTAAGTGCTGCTGTTAATGGAGCACCTGCTGCTGAAACTGGGTTACCAGCTGAAGTTTGAGCTGTTAATGTAATTAAATCTGTAGCTGCTAGGCTACTATCAAGTACTAAAGTAACTGTTTGATCAGCTGTTTGAAGAATATTTAGAATACTGCCCACTGGGATTAAGTGTTCTACGTTCTTGTACTGACTAGCGTTAGCCGTGATGTTGATTGAAATAAATCTTGCCATAATAATTGTTTTTTGTTTGTTGTTTGTTGTTTGTTGTTTGTTGTTTTTGATTTATCAGTTTACTCTGTTTATTTTATTTAGGATAACTATTTCCGCCAGCGCCTATATTGTT